GCTTCGCTGGAGAACCACGAGCGTGCCTGTCGTGGCTACCGAGGCGGCTCCGGCATAGGTGTTGGCCCAGTTCCCCGAGAGTGTGTAAACGCCGGCAATGGTAATGGTGTTGAGGTCGCCATCGACCAATCCGACATCACTGTTAGCAGGGGATCGCACGGATCCACCCCATACAGGCCCAAGCTTCCCGAGCAAGCCAAGCGTGTCGGCAGCGGCTATGATGTCTCGGCCCTTCGCCTTCAGGTCAGCAAGTGCGGCCACGCCGGCGCCGGTGTAGTAAGGCAGCTTGTCGGCCGCACTAGTGAGTGCCGCGATCGCCGCCAGATCGCCGTCGCTCAGCAACTCCAGGAGCTGGCGCGTCGTCTCCATCACCCGCCCGGCGTCGGGTACCAGCATGATTTCGTAAGCAGCCGCCGCCTGCGCAGCGCCGGGCCATGGGAAGGCCAACGTCAGCGACGTGTTGCCGTTGACCGAGGCGATCCGGATGGGAATGCCTTTGTGCGTACCGAAGAGGTCGCCGGGCTGGACGGCATTGAGCCAACTCGTGCCCTGGCCAGTGACCGCCGTGCCGTTCGCTGCGACGCTCGCGGTTCCGGTGGAATAGAAGGCGGGAGCGAGGGCCATGATCATTCCTCCTGAACGGCAGTATCAGCCGCCGGCCGGAACTCCGCGAGATCGGCCGCCTGTGCTTCAGCCTGGGCCTTCAGCTCAGCCAACTCGGTCTCCAGCTCCGCAACCTTCAGATCGCGTTCGAAGAGCGCTTGAGCCAGGACGAGTGCCCGGTTGCGGTAATGGTCGACGAGCGCGCTTTCCTCGGTGAGGGCAACGCGGGGATCGATTGCAATTGTTTTGGTGGTCATGGAGCCTCGCTGATTAAGCTGGAATACCGAAGATGAAGTAGCGGATGCCGACCGGCGGGTACGCGCCGTCCGTTTGCCAGTCGAGACTGTCGTCCTGGTAATAGTCGCCGACGTTGCCCCTGAAGGTGTGAAAGCGGGCGTTGTTTGCGGTCAGCTCGCAATAGCTGCTCTCGCCGGCGTGGCTCTGGCCGCTGTAGGTGTATTTCAGGCGCTTGATGAAGGGCAGCTTGTAGATGTTCGCCCAACTGCCGAGGTTGGACCTGCTCCCGGCGCCATGCGTGGTGATGTACTTGACTATCGGGAACATGCCGGCGCCGTCGAATGGAACATCGGTGATCACGTCGTTGCCGGAGTTCACGGTGAAGTAACCTTCCGCGAGGATCTGCACGGCCGGCCAGCGCGTGTCGATGATGATGTCGGCCCACGAGGGCGGGTTGGCGGCACCTGGACGCAGGAACTGTACGACGTCCTGCGTCCCGTCATTGAACTGCCGCCACACCTTGTAACTGCCGGATGTCGGCGCGCTGTTGTCCTCAAGGTAGAGCATGAAGCGCGCACGCATCGATTGGCTGGCATCGAAATAGATGCGCGACCCGTCGAACCAATACTCTGCTCCAAAGTCCAGATCGGCCGGGTTCGTCGGGTACATGATGGTGGAACCGGAGTAGAAATGGACATCCAGCGCCACCATGTCCGGCAGGGTTATTCCCGTCTCGTAGTAGGAGACTCCGGACGGGAGCGCGATGTCGGCCGCCTTGATCACCTTGACCGGAATGCGCGTGCTGTCGAAGGCGAGCTGCGCGGCCGTGGCGGTCTCGACGTCGTAGCCGGGCTTAGCAATCTTCATGAAGGAAGGGCTGATTTTGAACGTCTTCTTGCCGTTCGGCGCCAACGCCGGAGCCTCGTCCACCGCCGTGCTGTCGCCTGGCAGGTTCCAGACGACAAGCCGCTTGTCGCGAGACTGGAACTTGTTGAACGAGTCGATGTCGTCGTTGACGGTGATGTCGGCATAGGTGCCGTAAGCCATGGAGCCGTACTGCGAGACCACCCCATCGTAGTCCTTCAGCCAGCCGCCTTGCCGCGCGTTGCCGACCTCGTAATAGCCGCCGCGACCCTGGTAATATTTGCCGCTGTCTTTCCAATGCACCATCATTTGGTTGTAGCGATTGCTGCCGCCGCCCTTCTTCTGCTTCCAATCGAAGAGCGGCACGTTGTAGCGCAGGGTCGGAAAAGCGGAATTCCTATAGAGCCAAGTGCTGGAGCCGCCGCCCGAGCCCTCCGCTTTTTGGTAGTTCGACGAATTCGAACCGGACGGATGGTAGTAGTATTGCGCGCTATCGAGACTCCCCGGCCGAGAGACTTGGTTGCACTTTTCCATGTCGGCGACAGACGCCTGGATAGTGAACTTCGAATTGTAGAGGAACTTCGAACGGTGGCTATCCGGCGTGGTGCGCGGATTGTCGGCGTTGTTCTTCGTGATCTTGATGCAGCCGGCGCCGGTCGAGTCGACGCCAATCATCGTGCGGACCATCAGCTAAACACCTCTATAGTCCCCAGATCGCCGTCGATGACGAGCTTGCCGCCGCCCAGGATCAAATCACCGCCATACACGGTGCCGATGTGCGCGACGTTCAGTCGGGCCTCGCCGTTCTCGAAGACGAAGGGGTTTTTCAGGTTGGCGCCGCTGGCGATGACGAGCTGGTCGGCGAGAAAGACGATGCGGGTGGGAGCGCTGGTGGAGGCCGGAACGTCCATGTACATCGACGCCGATCGATAGGTTCCGGCGCCGCCCGTCCTCGCTTCGATGCCATATCGTGCTGCATAGCCGCTCGGGGTTGCAAGCACGGAGGCGCGGATGTTGACCGCGGCCGAGTTTCCCCCCAAGGCAGCAAAGAGCGACGAGATCGAGTTCGCTTGGGCGCTGATAACGCCTTCGTTGTTGGTCACGCGTGTATCGAGCGAGTTGACAGCCGAAACGCTGGCCTTGCCGGGCATCTCCACTTCCAGGCTGTCGATGCGCAGCCCGTAGGCGGTGATGGTATTGCCCTGCTGGGTGACGCTCGCGGTAACGGCATCGAGAGCCGTGACGGTTGCTAACGTCGGGATCTTCGCTTCCAGTGTTGTAAGCCTTGCGACGAGGGCCGAACCCGGCCCAGTCGCCGCGATAATCTCCTCTTTATAACTGGCAGTGATATCGCCGGCACGCGAGACCAACTCGCGCCGCAGCGTCTGCTTGTCGGAGAAGTTCGCCAAATCCTGCTCGGCGATCAGCCGAACAATGCGCTGCTGTTCCGTGATCAGCTCGCGCACGCCGTCACGCAGCCAGTCGGTTGCCTCCTCGGTGAAGTCCTGCAGATCCTCGATCATGCCGGGGAGGTAGACGTCGCCGTCGCCGAACCGCGCGTTCGGTGTCGTGACATCGAGCCAGTTGGACCAGTCCGTCTTGCGGCTGGAGATCGGCACGAATTTGCCGCGCGCCTGGTAGATTGTGTTCGGCAGGAAGGTGCCGTTGAGGATCCACGAGTGCGGCGCGTCATATGCGATCTGCCCATCGAACACCTGCGCCTGGCTGGACTTCAACCGAACCTGAATGCGGACCTGCCGCACGTCGTCCTGGTCGGGCGCGCAGCTCACGCGCATTGACGGGCGGCGCGGAACGCCCGCATCGTCAAGGATGCTCGCCGGCTCAACCTGCCAGCCGTACATCGGCTGCACCGGCGGCTCGATCGGGCCGAGCCAGCCGATACCGGTCGGCAGCTCGTCCGCGCCCGACCAGCTATAGTCGGAAGGGTCGAACTCCTTCAGCACCACGAGCTGATTGAAGGTCAGCTTGCCGAGAACGCGGACGACGAGGAATTTCTTATTTGCATAGCCGTTGCGCGAGGACGTCCAGGAGACGGTGTCGTTCGGTTCCAGCGGGAAGGCATCCGGCGGCAAATGGAAGAGGTGCGTGCGGAAGCGGCGTTCCTCTTCGATCATCGCCTTCATTAGCGTCTGGACTTGTCGGCCGAACGGCACGGCCGGAAAGTCGACGCCGGTGACCAGGCGGCGGTTTCCGTCGTCCGCCTCGAGCGTGGTCGAATATCGCGCCGGCGCGTCCTTCGCCGTCCATTTCTCGGACGGCTCGGGATAGGTCGCCTCAATGCCGTTGTGGGTTTCGGAGAGCGCCGGGAATGGCTCGAAGCTCTGATCTTCCGTCACCAGGATGTCGGCGTCGGTAAAGGAATAGACCGCAGCACCCGGTGCGCCGACCAAGGTCTTGAAAACACCGCCGACCTCGGCGAGGCGGCCGTTGCAGCCCTCCCTGATATCGTCGATGACCGACAGCGGCTCCATGTCGAGGCGGATCTCGTAGCCGCAGCGGAACTGCTTCTCCTGGCCGCCGCCGGCCCTGTCCACCAGCCGGTCGCATTCGTTGGCGCCCGCAATCCAATTGGATGCCGGCAGGCGGAAGGCAGCAAGGTTCTGCCCTCCGAATATCCACTCGTCGCCGTAGTAGATGCCGCGGATGAGATTGTATTCGACGACAACGTTGTTGTCGCTCGGTTCCCAGGTGGACGGATCGTTCCACCGCTGCGCGCCGGAGCCGCCATTGGTGCTGTCCTTGCGCAGATCGTAGAGCGGCATCGGCAGCATTTCGAAGAGGCACGCCGGGAGCCCGCCGAACTTCTCGGTATTGTAGCGGAAGGTGACCACTGCATAGGCGATGCCGCGGCCGATCATGGTGGCTTTGAAGGGCCTTTCAGGGTGGCTTCCAAACCGGTCAATAAGCCAAGGATCGGCAACGGTTTGCTTGCCGTCGACGAAGCGCACCCAGGCGAAATCCTTTCCGTCGACACGGAACTCCTGGATCGGAAAGCCGCGGCCGTCCGCGTGCGGTTCGTTCCAAAGGATCGTGCCCTTGGTATCGTCAATCCAGATGCCGGAAAGGCCCGGATGCGGAATGCAGGAAAGCTCGACGACATCGGTGAGGTAGGCATTCGGCGTCTTTCCCGCCTGGCCCCATGTGCCGATGTATTTGCGGATGCCCGCGGTGGCATAGGTGCCGACAACGAAGCTGGCCGGCTGGTCGTCGCCCATCCGGACCTCGATCGTGACACCGCGTGCCTCGACCGCACCCTGGCGCTTCTTCGCGCGCGCCTTCTCGATCAGGCTCACGCCATACTGAAGCGCGAAGCCAAAAGCGAGTTTGATGACGGATGCGGCAAACCCGCCCGCACTCAGCAGGCCGGCGACGGCGCTGATTGCAGCGGCGACGGGCCCGGCGCAGGCGCTGTCGGCCGAGAGGCAGAAAACTGTGAGCCAGAACAGGAAAGGCAGGATCCGCATTAGCTCACCCGACCTTGAACGCACGCGTGGCGTCGAGCAGGTCGACCGTGCCGATGCCGCTCGCCTGCAGCACGAAGATACGCTCGCCGTTGACGACGCCCAGCGCATAGCCGAACAGGGTGTCATCCGGCACCGCGGCGATATCGCCGATCGACGCTTCAGAGATATGCACCTCGGGGAGGAGCGAAGCGACGAGGTCGCCGACATTGTCGAAGCCAGCCTCGCGCATTACGCGAAGAGCGCTCGAGGCGCTGTCGTAGGTGCCGCGATATTGAGCCGCGCAGTCGATACCGGTAATAGCGAGCGCCAGCCGGCCAGCGAGACCGGGACCGCAATCATGCTCACCCCAGGCGAACGGCCGGGCCTTAATATCGTCGATTGCCTCTTCGAAGCGGCGGCGCCAGTCGGGAAGGCGCTTCAGTTCGCTGATCATGCCTTCTGGCCCCACGGAATTTTCCAAGTCGCGACGGTGCCGGAGTAAAGCCCCCACTCATCGCCCTGCCGGCGCTTCTGGGCCTCGTATGAGGATTTGCGGGGGTTGGTGCGGGTGAGCATGGAGATCGCGTCGGAGATCACCTTCAGCTCGATCGAGCCCTCGCCACCGACCGCAGGCGTTGTGATCGGTGCACCGTCGACCTCGCCGAGGAAGACGGGCGCTTCCACGCTGACGAGCTGCCCGCTCTTGGGATCGAGCAGCACCTGGTGGATCTCGACCTTGGCGAGCCGCACATCGTATTCACGAACGAGCTGCTGCGAGACATTCGCAATCTGCGAAAGGCTGATAGTCACGGTCTGAATGGTCACGTCGGAGACGCGCGGGATCTCGCTCACCTCGAGGAGCGCGCCGGCGCCGTAATAGAGGCGGGTGACCGGCAGGCCCGTCGTACCGCTCAAGACGGTGATGTTGGCGTCCTCATGGTCGCTCCAGATGCCGACGCTCTCGGGCAGACCGGTCACGCGGTTCTTCCCGGTCACATATATTAATGTGCGCGGCACGATGCCGTTTTCACGGGCGTTGGTGATGGCGGTGAGAAGGGCGGCGGTGACGTTGCGCATCGTCAGCTCTTCTGGATTGCTTTGAAGCCGGCGCCGGAGGTCGCGACGCCTTGGTTCGTTCCCGGATTGTGGCTTCCCGGCGCGATAACCATCGGGCAGGCCGGACGCTTAAGGATCACGGCCGCGCCATTGGCGATCCACGCCGGCAGCCGCGGGAAGATTTCGACGTTAGCGACGCCGCCTGCCGTCGCGGCAACGGTCTGCGAAACCTCGACGAACGCGATCTTGCTCGCGCCGTTAATCTGCATCTTGTCGCCGATCGTCAGCACATATCCCGGCGGCAGGCCGGTCAGCGGTGCGATCGTCCGGTTGCTCCCGATGACGCCAAGTGAGACTACGGCGCTGCCGAGGATCGTGCCGACCGGATCGGCCTGCGGAAAAAGCGAGGTCGTGTCGCAAAGCAGGAAGTTTTGGCGGGCGCCATCCAGCTTGCGGATCAGCGCCGCCTGTTGCTTCATTTCGTTCAACGTCTGGTCATGAAGCGTCACCTCAGCCGTCCAGAGCGGCGGCGCCAGCTCGGCCTGCCAAAGCGCGCCGCTGGCAACGCCGGAGAACTCGTCATTGCGCTGGATATCGAAGCGCGTCGCTGCGATCACGAGCCGGTCGTAGATCGCGGAAAGGGCAAGAGCAGCCACTAACGCCTCCTCGGATTTGCGTTGATCTGCAGGACGCGATCGGGCAGGCCGCGGTCATAGGCATTGACCGTGTCCTGCGCCGCCGCACTGCCTTCCCGGCGAGAAACATTTGTGACCCAAGCGTCAAAGTCATTGCCACCGCGCAGCTCCACAACGACGCCGATGTCCATCGCGCCGCCGGCCTCGCTTTGCACGCCTTTCAGCGAGGAGTTTGGCAGCACCATCGCGCCGCGCGACGTGCCTATGACGGGCTCAGGCCCTTTCTCGCCGACGATGCCGAAGGTGCCGGAAGGGATCAGCCCGCCTTTGGCGAAGAAGCCGGAAAACAGTGAGCTGAAGAAGTTGCCGATGCCGCCGAGGAAGCCACCACCCGACTTGCCGCCGCTACCGGCACTGCCGAGCTGGAAGAGCGCGTCCAAGGCCTCGTTCATGATCTTGTCGATGACCCTGTTGAGAGCGCCGACTGCCGCATCGGCGAAGGACTTGAAAAGGCCCTTTCCGTCATTGAGCCCTTGCCTGATATCGGAGACGAAACCGCCCGCCACCTCGCGAGCGAAATCGAAGCTCTCCTGCAGCTTAGTCGTCTCGGCCTCGGCTGCCGCCATCTCGCCGGCCAGCCGCTTTAGCTCTGCGGTCTGTTGCGGCGTCAGTTTGATGTTGTCGTTGGCCGCGTCATTGAGGAGTTCCTGTTCATAGCGCAGCCGTGCTGCCGCCTCTGCGGTGAGCCCAATGGACTGCCGCTCGCGCGATTGCGCCTGGATGAACTGCTCGGCGCTGCGCACGAGGTCCTGGTACTTTTCCGCATCGGTCCTGCCGGACGCGTCGCCCCCCGACTTACCCTTCTTTTCCTTCTCTCGCTCGAGCGCGTTCTCGACCGAGTGGTCTTTGACGGCGGAGAAGAAATCGCCGAGCGGGTCACTCGCCATGATCTCGGTGATGCGAGCGTTTCGGTCGCCCCAGATTTTCGCGATTTCAGCAACTTCTTTTGCCGCGTTGCCGGCCAGGGCCTTCGCCGTGTCGCCGGCAGCGCCCTTGTGCTCGTTTTCAATGCCGGGGAGATCGACCTTGTCGATCGTGTCGAACTGCGCCCATTCCGGCAGATAGTCATTGAGCTTGTTGATGCGGTCGACGGCGCCATTAATCATCGCCTCGATCCCGTCGACCACGCGGTTCGCGGTCGAATAAACGAAGTCGCCGAGTACGGCCGGCAGGGTGGACCAGATGATCTTCACTCTTTCGAACGAATGCGCGAAATGCGTCGCGATGGTTTCGGCCACGAGCGCCACGTCGACGCCGGCCGCGTGAAAGGAATTGATGATCTCGTTGCCGGTCGTCTTTACGCCGGAGACGATAACGTTCCAGGCGGACTTGAACCACGGCCCCAGGGCGTCGATCGCCGGCTTGAACAGGTTTGAAAGCCCGTCAGCGATTGTCTGCCAGGTCGCAAGTGCCACGTCGCCGAAACCGACGGTCACGTCCTGCGCCTGGTTGACTTCATAGGTCATGCCGGCGATCGCCGCTGCGCCAAGCGCGACGGCGGCCGTGACAAGCGGAAAGCGCGCCGCGGCGGAAACCGCCATCTTGCCGGTCTCCCTCAGTGCCCGGCCGAGACCGCCTTCGCCAGGTCCCCAAATCTGCGCCATTTGCGAGCCCTGCTGGATCGCGACCAGGTAGAGCGGCATGCCCGAGGCAAGCGAGACGGCGACGTCATTGAGTTGGAAGACCAACAGTTTTTGTTGGAGCGCGGCGTTTTTGGATGCCCTGGCATGCGCGTCGAGAGTGGGCGCAGCTGTCCTGGCCGCATTGACTGCGTTGTGTGAAGCGAGGGCAGCGGCATCATCGGCGCGCGCTGCGTCCTGCGCAGCCGTCGCTGCGGCATGGTCCGCCTGCGCGATCCGCTGCGCGGCGATCACCTGCGCATAGTCAGCTTTCGCGGCCTCAAGCGAAGCAAACGTCTTCTGCTTTATAGCCGCCGCGGCGGCGAGCGCTTTCTTCGTCGCCTCGCCACCCGCCCTTGCAGATGCAAGCGCTGCGGAAGCCTTCCTGTACTCTGCCTGTGCGAGTGCAACGGAGGCCTTGCTTGCCGCCATCGCTGCCGCGTCCATTCGGTAGAGAGCCGAAGCCTCTCGCATGGCGGCGCCGGCTGCCGCACTGGATGCCTCGCCTGCGCCCCGGAGCGCGGCACCCGTCGCACGCATCCGGTCGGACAGGTTGTCCGCCTTGTCGGAGGTCTGGTCGAGCTTGCCACCCAGCTTCTCGGCGCCGCCCTCCGCCCGCTTGATGCCGGCATTGAAGCCTTTGTCATTGGTCCTGAGGTCAAGGAGTGCCTCGCCGAGCCGCTCAGACATGCTTCAACTCCCCTTCAACGGCCGGAGGTACTTCGATCACGGCGATGCCGGCCGCAGCGAGCATGTCCGGGCTTGCCTTTACGGCCTTCGTCCGGCCGCCCTCGGCGAGGCGCTCGAGGCGGGACAACGCCCGGCGCGCATCCTTCTTGTCGACCCAGCCAGAGCCGAGGCGCGCTGCGTTGATCGCCATGATCTGCTCCTGGGCCTGAATGCGCGGCAACATGGTGCGGTAGGCCCTGACTAGCGCCGCCGGCGCTTGGCGGAGCCACCAGCTGGGATCTCCGCCGAAGAACCGCTGGAGGCGGGGGAGCTCTTCTCCCCAATCGACGGGTTCTTGGGCGACGGGGTCAGCCCCTTCATCACCTGCGCTACCGCTCCCACCGCGCCCATCTTGTCGCGCAGCAGGAGCACGGTAAAAACCTCCACCACCCGGAACTTCTGCGCGCCAGTGAGCTTTGCGAACACTTTGGGCGGAACGCCGACGAGCACCTTGCGTGCCACGGTGTCGATTAGGCTGGAAAGCTCGGCACCCTTATCCTTGTCCTCGGAGAGCCGCTCGATCTCACCGCCCCAAAAGGTGAAGCACTGGCTGTCGAGGATCGAGAGCTCCTCCGGCGACAGGATTTCGTAAGAGGTGCCGTCGATCGCGATCTTCGGCCGCTCGATTAGCGTGTTGAGATCGAGGATAGGGTCTTTGGCCATGGAACGTTTCCTTCGCCTGGATGGATGGAAAGTGTGATGCCGAGCCGGGCGCATTCGCGCTCGATCGCGGCGAGTTTTTCGCGGGCGTCCCGCGCCGCCATCCGGTGGCGGCGCTCCTCCCGCTTGTGACGGCGGGCCTCGGCATCAAGCGCGCGGGCCTCAGCCACGAGATCACGCCCGCTCATCATCAGGGCAGCGGCGCCTGGTGCTGAAGGACGAGCCGGCCGAAGCTCGTGGCTTTGCTGGCGGCCTCGGGATCGCGGAGCGCCGAAAACTCCAGCGCGAAGCCCGCCGGCTCGCCTTTCCGGTAAACCGGCTCCGGGCTGCCGGACATGAAGCAGTAAGGCACCTCGTACTGCATGTTCATGCCGTCGCCGTAAGGCGAGACCTCGGCCCTGAGCAGAAGCGCCATCGTTGCCACCTGCTCGCCCCGATAGAACTGCACGGTTTTGGTGCCGGGTGTGCCAGCTCCCGCGGCGACGGTGGTGATCTCGTTCGAATTGAGCGAAAGCCGATAGAATTCCGCACTCACGTCCCAGAGCGTGAATGCGATCATCAGCTCTTCCTCCGTGCGGAAGGCCTTGATCGGCACGGTGCTGCCAAGCGGGCGAACCTTGTTGACCTCCTGGCTATGGGTCACGGTCACGCCTTCCGGGTCATAGGTTTCGTCGCCGGAGGTGCCGATCTTGATCCACGCGACCGCGGGGGCGGCATTGACCAGCGGGAAGGCGGTCCCGGGCGGCGCGTAGTAGGCCGTAAAAGGGGCTGCGATGATTTCGAAGGGCGCGGGCATGGCGCTAAATCTCCTCTAGAGCATGAAAGACCTGGTAGGACTGGAAGGCGCGCGGCCATGCCGCATCGGGGTCACGGCCGGCGGAAAAGCCGCCCGCGGGCTCTATCCAGTGAATGAGGCAGTTGCTGACGACCCTGCGGCGGACATTGACCAGCGCGCGCCGGCAAAACCTTCTGAGCGCTTCCGCTTCGAAGGGCGTGGCGCCATAGGAAAAAAGGTCGAGGCGCTGGGTGTCGTGATTGAGGAAACTGCCGGCAGCAAGCGACACGCCGCCCGAAGGCTGGATCACCACGGCGTTGCGCGGCATGAACTGAGCCTCGCCTTCCGGCAGCTCGCCGCCAAAGACGCGCCCTTCCGCGAGCGGGCCAACATTGCCGTCCGCCTTCAGGACCTCTGTGATCGCCTTGATGATGTCCGCTTCAGCCATGCCGGCGATACTAGAAATGCCGGCGATACCAAAACATCCACGCGGCTGCGCGGGTGATCTAGACGGGGGATCGGAAGAGAAGCACCCGAAGCATTACGGCCGGCCCCGCCGATGTCAAGTGCGCCTTTATTTGCGCTTCGAAGCGCGCTCGAAGCCCTTTTTAATTCGGCTCGCGAGCTTTGGATATTCCTTGTCGGCCGCCGGCCGCAGGTAAGGCCGTGCGGGAATCGTCACCGACTGGACCAGGATCACGGCACCCGCCTTCTTCGGGTTCGGGATCGCGAGTGCCTTGGCCGTCTTCGGACGGATCGTTCCGCCCAGCTCGTGGATGCGTGCATAGGCAATGTCGCGCGCTCCCCATGTGCCGCGCACGCCGTCCTTCTCGGCGCGTGCATAGTCGGCGATATCGATCGAGCCTTCCAGAGTGCCGGTGCGGTTCTGCCAGGAATGGTTCTGCTTTGCTTCGGCGGATGCGGCGGCCATCGTCTGATTGACGCCAACGATCTGCGCCTGCTCCATCTTGGCCGTCACGGCCTTTCCGTACCATTTGAGCGACTTTGATTTGCCGGCCATCGGTTTTAGGCTTGTCGCTTGCCAATGCTCTCGGACAGGGCGACGAACCACGCATCCACTTCGCCGATCAGTTTTGCGCGATCATGGTCAAAGACTGGCCCATCGTTGAGTTTGCGCAAGTTCTTCGTTAGGCCGTCCGCCAAATCAGCGGCACGCCTCACTTCTGTGCTGTGTCTTGCGTGCAGGTCCATATCGATCATCGCCTATCCAATCCTCTTCAGCGCCGCCTCAAGATGCGTGTGCTTGCGCTGCACCGGGCCTTCCACGCGCAGCCGGCCGGCTATGATGGTGGCGCCTCGAGCGTCGGTGACGGCCGAAATCTCGTCATCCTCGCGGATGTCAGCGGAGAGCGCAAAGAGCGCCCGCATATCCTCGATCATCGCTGTCTTGTTGCCGTCGACCAGTTCGCGTGAGGCCTTCGACCAGACGAAGCACTTGAGGGTTGAGAGCGGCTGAAAGTCGGGAGCTACCGGATTGCCCCACCCGTCCTTGCCTGTGGCCTGGTTCCGCTCCACCAGAGCCCGCATGGTAAGACGGCCATTGATGGGGTTCATGGAGACATCCTCTAAGCCATCGAGAGGCCGCCGGCGCCGAGCAGCCCGTTGAGCCAGGCGAAGACTCCTTCGCGGGCTTCAGTGCGCTCCTGTCCGGTGGCCAGTGTGTAGGAATAGTCGCCGGCGCGCTCGCTCTTGAGACCGCCCTTGTCCGAGAGGTCGACCTGCATCAGCCTGATCACGGCCTCGTCGCGTGCTCCCGCCGCGTCCTTCGGGGTATAGGTAATGCGCACCAGCGGCGCCCAGTGCTGGCGCCCGTTGTCGCCGTCCCACAGCCGCGCCAGCGTGCGGCCGCCATGCATTATCAGGTAATCGTTCGCAGCGAGCGTCACCGTGTTCTGAGCATTGCCGCTCCAGCCCGGATCGATCTCGACGATCGAAACGGGCTGGCTCGCGTCCAGTGGCCGGTTAAGCCGCAGCGTCCTGACCTCCCTCGAGCAGGGATCGGTCACGTCGCCGATCTCCACCGTGACCGTACCGGCCGAGCCGAAGCGCGCGTCGATCTCGGCGGAAATCATATCGATCATCGCCTGCAGCTCGGCGTCGGGGAGGTCCGCTCCCGTGCGCTCCTTGACCCGGTCAATCAGAGCCATGGCTTACTATGCGTCCTTGTTTTCGCCGGCCTTGGCTTCCTTGTTGGCCCTTTCCTTTGCCTCCTTCGCGGCAGAAGCGGGAAGCAGGCCTTCTTTCAGTCCGAACTTCTCGGCCGCGTCTGCGGGGATTTCGTCGCCCGGCACGGCATAGAGAAAGCTGGCGCGCTTATCGCCCTCGCCAACAAGCGCCTTCTTGTCCGCCGTGAGATAAAGTCTTTCCTTCGCCTGCATTGCAGTCTCCTATTCGGACCGCGCCCACAGGACGTGCAGCCAGCCGCCAGTGGTGTCGGTCGTCGTGTTGGTGATTGTGCCGGCCTTGCCGGCGGTGATGGAAAATTCGGCGGTGATGTCCGCTCGTGTCGGCGGGTCGCCATCCGTGATGTGCTCGACCGAAAGCAGCGTGTCGCCGGGCTGGAGCGCGCCTTGTACGGCATGCTCGCCCACTGGTCCGCCGGGGATCATGGCGCAACCAACGGGCTTCGAGAACCCTGAAATCGTCGGCATCTATGCCTCCTTGAAAGTGGTGACGGCCGCAGCGCCCGCCGTCACCTGTCCGGAGCCTCCCGGACGTTCCGGTCCGCCAGCCTCGTCGCCGCAAGCTGGTAAAGGAGCGCTCATCTCGCCGCAGGTATTAGAGACCCGTCGTCTGGCAGAAGGCTGCGGGACGGAAGACGACGAAGGCAAAGCGCATATCGGCGCGCACCGTACGCCTGCCTTCGGTGAACTGCGCGCCGACGTAGCCGATCTGCACGTCGACACCGCGGCGCTCGAAAAGCGACAGCCACGCCGGCTGGAACGAGCCGACATAGCCCGTGCCCGCTGCATCGGCATCCTGCTGGACAACCGGAAGACCCCACATGCGCTCCGGCCCGGCCTCCGACGGGTTGCCCCAGATATAAATGCCGTCCGTGGTGCGCAGCAGACGCACGTTCTGCCAGTCTGTCGGATGCATCACGTGGTGTGTGGGGATGGCGCGACCGCCAAGGCGAACCTTCGTCATCGCCTTGAAGAACGTGTCCGGCACCGGGTCCGTGCCCTTCGCCTGGGTCTGGATGCCGGCGACGTTCTTCAGGCCCCGCAAATTGGACCCGACAGCATTGCCGACGAGAACCTGGCCGTCGAGCCGCTGACGTAGACCGAAGGTGAGGCGCGAGTTGATATAGCTCTGCGCCTGCGCCACATCCTCGAGCTGCTCGTCAGTCACGGGCAAGCTGTCGGTGATCTTGCGCACCGGCGAAGTTTTCTCGGTAAGCGCGAAACTGCTTTCGGCGTAAGCGCCGCCCTCGGCCGTCTCGGCCGCGGCCTGGTTGCGGGTCGTCTCCTCCATGTAGACCACCTGCTCGAAACCGGTCTGCGCCATGGGGATGATGTCGAGAAGCTGGATCGGTCTGGTCGCCGCTTCCACGAAACCGCCGATGCGCAGCGATTGCGGCGCCCAGCCGGCGGTCGTCGACATCAGCGCCTTGGAGCCGATCGTCTCGAAGGCCATACCCTTGGCAAGCGCGTCGGAGGGGAACAGACCGTCGAACTGCAGCGTGATGCCGCCGGCAGCACCTGACTTCGCCCAGTCCTGGTAACTCTTTTCCTCGGCGACCATCTCGCCCAGGCTTTTGATGCGTTCCTCGATGCTCGGATAGTTGGCCTTCGCTCCGGGCATCGGCGGACGGTTGCGGACCTTCTCGCGATCGGCCTGGTCGCGTGCTGCCTTCTCGGCGCCCTCGAGCGTCTCTGCCTGCTCCGCCAACTCGTTGAGTTCCGCGTTCATCGCTTTGATCTGCTCGGCGACGGCGATCGAGCCCTTGACCTTCTCGCCCAGGCACGTCACCCGGTTGAAGTCATAGCTCTTCTGGCCGCCGTCAACGGTCACGGTCGCTTCGGCAAATACCTTGCCGAGTTCATCTTGCTTTGCCGCAAGCTTCTCGCGGACCTGCTTCAGTGTCAGGTTATTGTCGGGCATCCGCCCACCTCCTATCGATCATCTTTTCGGGAAGGCACGTCCGCGCGCCGATGCAACCGGCGTCAGCGCCAGCTCGAAGGAGATCGTAAGAGTGGGATGGGGAAATAGACATCCACGCGGCTGCGTGGACGTGTTGGCTACGGGAAAGTGGAGGGGAAATGCCTTGCGGCCGAAGCTATGGGAGTTCGCGCGCGTTTTGAAGGGGTTTTGAAGCCCCTGGACGCGAATTTTGGGTTGGACTGGTGTCGCCGGACGCCCGCGGGACGAAAACGCATTCCACGGGCGTTTATTTTCGATCTCCGTAGTGCTTTGCTTTCAGAGGCCGAGATTGCGGCGGGCGGAAAGGGTCATGAACTCTGCCGCCAGCACTTCCGCTTCCTTCCGGGACTTCTCAGCCGCGGAAGCCTCCGGGAATGGGTCGAGCATGAAGACCTCGTCGAACCGACGTCTCAGTTCGGCTAGCTGCTCGAGCCGTGCCTTGCTCATATCGCGACCTTGAGCCTCTCGCAACGCCTTGACGCCGCCGGTCCGTTCCACGATGTCGTCGATTTCGGCAATCACCGCATCGATCTGGTCGGAGAAGCTGCCGCGTGATTTCATGGCAAGCGTGCCGGTACCGACGCCGGCGCCGCGTACCACGGTCGAGACCTCGTGAACGTCAAGGCGCTTCAGCACGCGCAGCGGTTCGCCGTTGCGGGTTTCCCGCGCCTGGTCGAGCACGCCGAAACCATAGGACCATTCCTGCACGGCGGCGCCTTTCGCCAGGTCGAACTTAAGCGCCGAGTGCCATTCCCGCCCAGCCTCGGTATCGAGGTTCAGATGCAGCTCCGCATAAGCCGCATCGCCGTCCTCGTAAACACGGGCCTTGCCGAACGGCACGGCCTTGCGGTCATGTGCGGGCAGGATCGGTACCCACTGGCCGCCTTGCTTCCAGGCGAAGGCGCCGGGCAGGTAAGTGTCGCCGTCGTGATCCACGGCCGATAGCGTGGCGATCTTCGCCAGGCCGTGACCTTTCTCGTCCATCTTCTCGACGGTCAGGCTCTTCGTCTCTGTCTTCATGGTCTTACTCCTCGTCCTGGTCGTCGCCGAAGTACGGCGAGAAACTCAGCGTTCCGTTGGGATGTTCGGCGGCTGCCATCTGCATTGCCTCGTCTGCCGTCACGATCCCGCCGTTGCGAGCGATATGGCTCGGCAGTGATCGGTCCGGCCCGAGCCGCCCGTCGAAAATGATGAAGCGCTCGACTCCGGCGGCGCGGCCGCGCTCGATCGTTGAGATGTTCTGCGCATACTTGGTCTCGGTGCGGGCAATGATGCGGGCCCTGATCTCCGGGCTCGCCCAGGGGCCGCCCTCGACGTGGTCGGCGATGCGTGTGGCGAGTTGGGTTGCACCGAGGCCCTCGGCGCGGCCCTCTGCGATCGCGTCGAACAGCGCAGCTTTCGACTGGGCGGAAAGGTCGATCAGGCCGGCGCGCCGACCGCCGGCGCCGGCGACGGCGCGGCCCACCGGATCGGGCAAGCTGCCGGAGATGCCGGCGAGTTCGGCCGCTTGCGACACTTCCTTCGCCACCTCGAGATACTGCGCCTCAAACGTCTGCCGGAAGGTGGTCCAGTGTGTACCGATGCCAAGGGCGTCGAGGATCCGCGCGACCAGCAGCTCGTCGCTCTTTTCTTCGATCGCCTTTTCTTTGGGCGTCAGGTTCTCCTCCTCGAGGAGCGGGAGCGCCGCCTGACGCGCCGCCTTTCCAAAATCCTTGAAGAAGGCCTTGAGGCGCTTTTCGAAGGCCTTTGCCCGCGGCTCCTCCTGGGCAGCGACCAGGCGCAGGAAGCGGGTACCGGCGAGCCGCGCCTGAAGCGGCGCGACGGCCTTCTCCCCGCATTCCTTGGGTTCCTGGGTGAGTTGCCCGTCCCGCGGCGTCGCGCCGGCGGCGACTTCCACGACAGAGATCGGCCTCAGATAAATTTTGTGGCTGTCGTCGACGTCGAGCCCAGCCGCCTCGCGCGCCTCGGAAACCATGACCCAGCCGCCTTGCACGCGTTTGTTCCAACGGTCGGTTTCTTTGTCCTCGTCATCGGCCAACGCCAGCACTTCGGACGTGTCCCACGCTGTTTTCACCCGACCGGTGGCCGGGCCGAAGTCCGGGAGGAGCGAGCGGTCGATCTCGTCCGCGAACACCCGGCCGATCGGCAGCACGCCGTTGTGCCAGGCGAGCTTTCTCAGCTCCGCCATGGTCGCGCCGACCTTGGTGGACTGGAGCCCGGCGCCGAAGCCGACGACGGCCGCCGGGATTCCGAGGGAGGCACACACGCGCTCTTCCGCGACGTCGCGCGCTTCCGACATGTTCATCTGCTGCGGGTTGAAGCCGTAAGGAGCGACGTCCGTGGGGGCGCCCATCACCAGCGGCCCCCCGCGGCGATCGCCGCCGAAGGCCTGCTGGAACCACGCCTTGGTCGCCTCGACGTCCTCCGCCGGAACCACGCCACCTCTCGGGCTGATGACGACGCCTGGCACGCCCATGTTGCGCAAGAGCGATGCGACGAAGTTGGAGCTTTCGAGGTCCATGAAGATTTCGCGGATCGCGCCGTCGAGCGGCGGAATCCCCAGGCGCGGATCGCGCGGGTCAATGCCGTGGCGGAAGTGCACCACGTCGGCCGGTTCGACCTTGATCGGTTCGATACCGCCGCCCGGCGAGTAGACGTAGTGCGAGAGCAGCGAACTGCCGTCTTCCGGGCCGTAAGGCTTCATCGTCCAATGCGGCACGTACCAAAGCTCGGCTGGCCGGCCGACGCCGTTCCGCGCCTTCAGCCAGTAGGCATTGCCGGCGATGCAGTAGCTCAATACCGTGCCTGACCAGAGCGCGATATCGCCGTAATACTCATTGGGCCTCGCGATAAGCGAAAGCATGTCGTGGTCGGCAAGATCGTCAACCTTGCCGCCGCGGCCGTAGCGCATGACGGTCAGCCGAGCTTCGGGGAGCGAGCGCTGGATCCACTGCACCGGCGCGGTCACGACCGAGGCGTCGAGGCAATCGCCGATCTCGCGCCGGTAATCGAAGCGCGTGCGTCGCAACAGCCCGCTGGTCAGGAGCGGGCGAGGCGCGTGCCGCATCCCAGTAAGCGCCTTAGAAAACCATTTAAGCATCGGCGGGTATCCAGTCCTTGTCGAGTTCGCTTTGCGGCTGTTCGCCGATCTGGCCGGTCAGAGGCTTCCAGCGGGGTCCGTCCATGCCAGCGGCCGCGTTGATGCCGAGGAAGGCCGCCCAGGTTCGGTCGGCGTGATCATCGTCGCGCTCGGCGACGAAACGTGGAACGCCGGTCGGACCGGTCATCTTGCGCAGCTTGTGCAGGTCGGATCGCAACGCGACGTCGCCTGCCGAGATCCGCACACGTCGGTCCTCGAACCGTTCCTTGCCTTGTGTCGCCATCACCAGCTTGCTGGACGATGTGAACAGCACGCCTTCGATCCTGCCGGGATAGCGGCGCTCGGCGTCTTCCACGACCTTCTCGCCCATGCCCGTCTGGTCGATGCAGGCGCGCACCACCCAGAAATCACGCATCACCTCGTCGAAGGCCATGTCCATTTCAGCGAAGGTCGCGCGCTTCTGCTCGATCCGCTTGCGCTCCCAGAGGACGTCGCCCACCAGCTCCCACACCCAGACGACGTGAAGGTCATTGCGTCGACCGATATCGCGACCGACGAAGCAAGGGCCGCCCTGATAGTTTTCGGGCTTGCCGGCAGCATCGTCCTCGCATGACGAGATCAGATCATAGGAGAGCCAGGCGCTCGCCTCGTCGAGATATTTCAGTTCGTATTCCTGCGCCCAGGCGTCGTCGTCGGCGATGCCGGCCCGCAGCTCGGTGATGTTGCGCGGCAGTCCGTCCGCCACCGCCTGGTAGATGTCCACTACGTGGCGAGACCAGGCTTCATCCTTGCCGGTGTCCAGTTCATAGAACTTCCCGGACTTGCCGTTCGGGGTGGAGGTGACGCGGAGTTTCCAGCCTGCCGAAATGACCGGGAAAAGGGCCTTCCAGATAGCGTTCGAATCCTTATGGAAGGCGAACTCGTCCAGGAAGACGTTGGCAGAGAAACCGCGTGCGGTGTCCGGGTTTGCTGGCAATGCCGTGATCTTGGAGCCGTGCGGCAGCTCGACTTCGAGGGCGCGATAGGTGCCGTTGTCGCCGACCCAGTCGTAAGGCTGGATCTCGTCGAAGACGAGCCCGTAGGCCTTCGCGTGGAGCTTAACGCCTTCGTTCATCGCCTCGGCCGCCTGACGCTCACCGCGCGAGAGGATCACCCAGCGCGTTCTCTTGCCGGCGATGGCTGCATCAAAGGCGTCATCGACGATCTCAAGGGTGGTGGTGAAGGTCTTGCCCGTCTGACGCGCGAACTTTCCGATTTTGAAGCGCGATTTGTCTTGGAACCATCGGCGCTGGTAGCCGAACAGGAGCGGCTGCTGCATCATGCGCCCCCGCTGTAGGCTTCGCGGATAATGCGCAGGACCTCGTCCTTGTCGATCTTCTTGCCGGCCTTTTCGACCGCATCGACGGCCTGACCGACTTTCTCGCCGAGTTCCTTCTCGACCCTCTGTCGACGTGCGGTGGACACGCCCTGCGCCTGGGCAGCGGCGCGCAGCGCGTTGGCGAGCGACATGGCACCCTTCGGGTCTATGCCAGCTTCGCCTTTCGAGGTGAGCAGCTCAAAGATCAGCGTCTTGATCGCTTCGGCGGCAATTAGGGTGAGATTGTCCGAATCGGCCGCGTCGAATTTTTCTGCCAGCGTCGATGCAATCTCGCGGGTTTCGTTGAGCCGCGAGGTCAGCGTCGCCAGCTTGATCGAATAGCGGTTGAATGCCGAAAACGACGGGATGGGGAATTCCAGCTCGCCGCGGTGCTCGCGCTGTATTGCTTCGAGCTTGGCGGCAAACTCGCTGTAGATGTCCGTCTGCGTCCGATCGCGGTTTTGCAGCTCCTCGGCCGCCCAGGCGACGACGGGGGCGCACGCCTCCGGTAGCATATCGATGTTGGTCGGCCGGCCGCGTCCCATGGATCAGGCCTCCGGCGACGGGCGGGCAACGCCCTCGATGACGCTCTTGCGCTGCACGTGGTCAAGGCCTGCGCGGGTGATTGAGCCAATGTAGACCGTGCCGGCTTCGGTGATGGTCACGGCGCCGAGTTCCTTCAGCTTCAGGAGCTGGGTGCGAACCCAATCGCGCGACCTGTTGTGGCCGAACGTCTCCAGGAGCGCGGTCAGCAGCGTTTCGTTCATGCGGCCATCGAGCTGCTCGGAAAGTCCACGAAGGATCACCAGCCGGGCATCGCGTGCGGAGTGTTCTTCGAAAGTGAGGGAAGTCATGCTTCAGCCTTTTGCCTCAGATAGTCGTCGATGCGGTGCACGGTTCGCGAAACGCTGCCGACCGTTTCGCCGAGCGCGTTGACAGTGCCTTTCAGCTCCGCCAGTGCGAGCTTCAGTTCCATGACCGTGTCCTTGTCGGGCAGGTGCTTGAGTTCGTCTTCCACGCGCTGGATGCGACGGTCGTGCTCGATGAGCGTCTTCTCCGTTTTGTCAAGTCGGGTCCCGAGGGCCTTTTCGCCGGACGAGAAATAGCCCTTGGCATGGCCGAGCAGAGCGATGCCGCCGAGGACGACGCCTAAATATTGCGAAATCTCTGCCGGCGTCATCGATTCACCTTCCGCAGCTCGCGCTCGTGAGTGTCTTGGCAAAGGATGCAGCGCGTCGCCGAAGGCATAGCTCGCCGGCGCGCTTCGCCGATCGGCTTGTCGCATTCTTCACATTCGCTCAGGCCGTGGCCGGCAAGCGCCGATCGGGCGGCGGCGATCGCGGCTTCCTTCTCCTGCTCGACGCGCTGCTCGCTCAGTTCGCGGTCGAAATTGCCGATCCTCATTGACCGCTCCCGTCGACCGCAGCGACGGCCGCCGCGCGCCGTTGCTCGCAGATACGAAGCGAGGCGCGATCGGCGCCCCATTTGCTGGTCACTTCCTCGGCGGTGATCGCTCGATCGGGAAGCGGAACGGGATCGGCGCAACGTAGCCGCGCCGAATCGGAAACCACGGGCTTGATGATCTCGGTGCGGATCACCGGCTTCGGTTCAGCGGGCGAGCAGGCGGACGCGGCCATGGTCAAGGCCGCAAGCGCCGCCATCAGGCAGAGCCGCATTCTTCTTCTCCAGTTCGACTTGTTCTTGTTCGGCCGCGCGGATGCGTTCGTTGGCGGCGGTTTCGACGCGCAGAGCATCGCGCGCCTGGTCGGCGAGGCGGCGAGCTGCATGAGCACTCGCTCGCTCGATCTCGGCAGCCCAGTAACTGTCCCGCTCGGCGCGGGCTTCGGCCGCTGCGGTGTCAATCATGCCCGAAACCTTGGAGGCGGCAAAAGCAGTCAAGCCCGCGCCGGCCGCGAACAGCAGGCTAGCGATGATGAACGGCGCTGCGGCCTTCGATAGCAGCGCCGTCATTGGATCTCTCCCGAGGCGCCGCCCGGCTGCTCGCGCGGCAGGTTCGCTGCCGAGCGGTAGTCCATGGAACCGAAGGCACGGTGGATGCCGAGCAGTGCGGCGATCAATGCGATCATGCTCGGGACGGTGATGCCAGCAAGGTCTACGGCTTCACGCGAGCCGCGCAGACCCCCAGCAACGATGGCGCCGATGACGATCCAGGCGAGGACGAACGAGGTCCAGAACGCCTGACGGGTGAGGCCGTAGCCGGGTTTCTGCATGTCAGGCCTCGTTCCGGGAAGTGGTGCCGGCGGCGCTCAGGCAAACCGGCCCTCCTACGGGTTCGCCGCCGGTTGTCGGCCAGCGAATCGCCTGGCATCGGACTTTTTCGATGCGCGTAATGCTGACGCTGTTGGCCTGGTTGCCGCCGAGCACGTGATAGTGGGTACGGTCCTCGCCGGCATAGAAGCCGACATGGCCGCCGCCCGGACGCTTGAAGACGAGAATGGCCCCGAGAGCGGGTACAGAGACGGGCCGGCCGAACGTCGACCAGTTCATCGCCGTGAGCGGATTGGAGGGGAGCTTTTCTTCCGGCAGGGTCGCCGCGATCCAGTGACCGACCGCCAGCCCGCACCAGGGAATGTCATCGTTGCCGTAGAAGCTGGCGACCCACCCGCCAAAGCGCTTCGCCCAGGACATGATGGTCGAGTTGGATTTCGCGCCGGGGATTTCCTTGAGCCCCAGGTAACGCCGCGCGTCGCGCATCCAGACGGGTTCGACTGGCATCTCTGGCCGGCCATTGAAGATGACCAGCGAGCTTCCCAGGACCTGCGGGTCGCGCCGCAGGAATTCAATGGTTGCGGCGGTCGCGGTGCCCGTTACAGGCAGCTCAAATCTCTTTTGAAACGCCTTCAACCCGGCGATGACGCCGCGCCCATGCGCCGTGTCCTGCGCCGCGCCGTAGACGCCGTGCGCAGTCAGGCGCTTGATCAGCCAGGTGTCGAAATCCATTGAGCCCGCCTTTTGCTAAGCGGCGCGCCCCATGTGGAGGCGCGCCGATTGGGCTCAAACTGGCATTTTTGGGAATGTGTGTTCATCCACGCGGCTGCGTAGATGAGGCGGTCTACCCCGCCAGCCAATCCTCAAGATCAAGCTGCATGTCGGCCTTGATCAGGCCCCAGCGCCGCACCGTGGCGACGTCGGCCCGGATGGTCCGGGCAATCTCGTTGATGCTTACGCCCTGCGCGAACATCACCTGGGCGATCCATTGGCGACCCAGGGGCACCTTTATGTAGCCGGGGCCGAAAACCTTGGCAAGCGCGTCCTCCTTCTCCACTCCCAACCGTTCGGCAACGGCCGAGGTCGAGCGGTATCCGACCCTCGACAGGTGCACCTGGGAGCCGCCGAACTCCAGAAGCATCTCGACGGCGCCGTCGACGCCGAGTGCCTCGACGAAGGGCGCGATATGGGCTGGCGCTTTCGGAGGCCCATTGTTTTCAGCGTTGCTCTTCATGCCCTTCCTCGTGTCCCCACCAGCGAGAGCTTCAGCTCCCGTGCGGTCAGTTCCTTCAGTCGTTCCGTGAGCGCCCCCGCCGGTGTCTCATCGCAGGCAGAGCGGATATCCGCCGCTGAAGCTCCACCCGCTCTCGCCGGAGCAGCGTCAGCGCCGCGTCCTCGCGCCATGTCAAAAGCGGAGGACGCGGCGCTCTTCACCTCAATCATTGAGCCGCCATTTGATCAGCACGCCCTCGAACAGGCTGGCGGGATGATTGGCGAGCCAGAACGCCCCCATGTTCTCCCGTGCCGTCTTGCCGTGCATGCCGATGGCCAAGTGGTTTATGTGCTCCGGCGCGAATCCGTCCGCGCCGGCGAAGGCCTCGATCTCGGTACGGTGGAGCCGCCGGCCGTCGATCTCGATCGCTGCGATGACGCAATCGAGAAGGCTGCTCGTTTCAATCACGATCGGCTGGGTATCGGTGCAGACCGGATCGGGATCCAAGAGCTTGCGGCAACGCCGCGTCCGCATCGCCTGATAGAGCTGCACATGCTCGCCTGGCTGAGCATGTCGCCGGCAATCTGCCCGAACCGTCTGACGCTTGATGCCGGCGACGATCTGTGGCGCGAAGAAGCGCTTGAACCCGTAGGCCACCATCACGCGCCCGCCTTCCGCTTCGTTTCCCGGACACGCCGGCCGAGAGCATTCATCACCGTGATCCAATCTTTCATCGTGCAACGCTCGACCAGGACGCCGCTCATGTCCTGGACTGCCAGGTGGAACACAGACCTGCTCGGGCGTGGGTTCAGTTTGCGCCATTGCGCCCAGGCGATCTTGTAACCGTCGGCGCGGGCGTATTCGGAGACCACCTCCGCATTCGACCAGTCGACGCCGCCCTCCCGTGCAATCCATGCCTTCAGCGCCTCGACGGCCTTGCGGGCGTCGTCGGGAAACTTCAGGAAGCGCACATGATCGATGCCCGTCTGACGCTTGACGAACGCGAGGAGGGCGGCGTCGTCCCGTTTCTCGACGATGCCGAGGTTGTGGGCCGCGATCCATAGCGCCTGGAGTTTTGCAGAGAAGCGGCCGGTGAGCTTCGGTCGGCCGTCCGGCCGGCGCCGTCCAGCCTTGAACCCGAGGCGGCGCAGCTCCTCCACCACCGCTTCCTGCTGTTTCGGCGACATGTCCCGCAGGGATCGTCTTCCCGTCAGCCGCTCATAGAGGTCGCGGGCGTCGTCGCCCTCGATCCCGAGCTGTTTGAGACCCACATGGATGGCAGGGAGGGAGGAACTCATGCACGCGCCTTCGCCGGCTTGCCACGAATCGCTTTCGCGTTCGATATGGCCGCATGAAGAAGCCCGCCGACCATGACCCTTCGCTTCATCCAGCGGTTGTCGCCTGCGCGTTGATAGCGGCGGCTGTAATCATGCTGGCCAGCCTCACGGGCGACGGCAAATCGCTGGAAGCGTGGGTGAACCGCTACCAGACGCTGATCACGGGTTTTTTTGCCGTCGGAGCAGCGTATTTGACAGTCTGGCAGATGCGGAAGACCGATGCCGAGAGCGAAAGGCGGCACCAGGAGCTGGCGAGCCTGCAGATGAGGGCGGACAGGCTGAGGATGGAGCGCGCATCGAATCCTCAACTGGCAGACCTTCGCGCCTGTGTCCAATCCGTCGACCTCTTGTGCAATGAAACGATGAAAGCCCCGGAAGGACGCGTTTTCACGTCGTACTTGACCGGCGAGTGGGCGCCACCGAAACCAAATGAATGGGCATTCCAGTTGAGCGCGCTTCAAAAGGAGCTGACTGAAATTTTGGCGAGACCTCAGTTCGAAGCTGGCGAGGCGCTCTTCCACGGTGAACTTGCGGAGCGAGTCTTTGGCTTGCGCAGGGAAACACTCACAATCGGACCCACTTTGGGTGAGGCAATACAGCACTTGAGCGAAGAATTTCCTTCCGAGGAAAGCGAGTTCAGGTTCGGCGAGTGGTACCGGGAAAACGGGGAACTCGCCCTTATCAAGTACGTGGTCCACTGTTCCATCAGTCTGCCGGGTGTAATTGCCGGCATGGAATTTGTTGCCCGAGAATACGAGGTTGAAGCCTTTCATAACCGGCTCAGGCCTTCGCCAGGTCGATGGTGACGGCCTGCCAATTCTCCTCACTCGAGTGCCGCTCGTAGCAACGGACATAGGTTTTGGAGCCGACCACGCGCATGGCGTCGCGGATCGCGTCCATCGCCCGCCTCCAGCGGTCGTCCTCGATGTCGAGGCGAAGCAGCATGAAAATCTCGGCGCGGTTGATCTGTCCGGCCTTGTCGGTGTTGAAGGCTCGCGTCACGATCGCGCGGATCTCCGGCCGGCTGTCGGCGGACCATTCGTTGAGGCACTCGTCCACAAGGCCCTTGGCGATCTGGAGCTGCGGGCCGAAGTCGATATAGTCCTGCACCTGGACCTGCACCTTCATCAGCCCGTCGAAGCTCATGAAGGTCTTGTTGCCCTTGGCGCCGCCCTTAGCGGCGCCGTATTCCTGGGCAAGCAACGCCTCGAAGTCGCCGAGATCGTCGAATGTGTGCTGCTTGAAACGGCCGACCTGGGCGGAAAGGTCGCGCGCATAGCCGATAATCTTTCTGACCGTCTCGTCTTCGAGCTTGTCGGCCGGCTTGATCGCTTCGACCGGCACCAGGTTGCCCCTGGCATCCGGCATATAATCGCGACCATTGACCTTGACGATGCCGGTAGTGGGCCGTTCTTCGAGAATGACTGCTTCCATTGGGATAGTTCCTGTTTTGCTCAAGAAAGTCACGCGGCGCCGCCGTCCGGCGATGTGCCGGGCGAGGGCTGCCGGAACGGGATGACATTGCCGTGGGGATGGAGAACGGGACCGGCGGTCCCGTTCAGGCGGCACTCCATGTTGCGCCATTCGGTTTCGAGATAAACGAGCAAGAGCAGCATCGCGCGGACGCCTCGGGGAGGAAGATTGACCCCGCTCAGTTGATAGGGTTCAAGGTTCTCTCGAAGGTCTTTGATGATCTCAGGAACCATCAGTCCTTCCTCCCGAAATCCGGCCTGATCACCTTGCCCTCGGGATCGAGAGTAAGATGGGTCAGGCTCTCGGTGGCGGCCTGCTCGAGCGCAGCACGCCCGTCTCGGCCGTCCTCGCCGATCCGGTGCACCGCAAGCTCTTGCTCCATGAGAACCACAAGCCGGCCGAGAGTGCGCAGGCGCTCGGCGACGACACGCATCTCCACAACGGAGAGGTCGACACCGGTCGTTGCTTTCGCCTGGATTTCCTCGAACAGCGAAACGATTTCGGAGCTGGCGGACAGATCGAGGGCAGTTCTCACTGCATGTCCTCCACGTCGCGGTTTTCCCAAGCGGCCTTCAGGTGCTTCAGCGCCAATTCCTCGTCGGCGCCGATCGCGGCCATATAGGCGAGCTTGACCGTCTTCTCGACCTGGCCGAGCGCGCCGCCTTTCTGCCCGACGCCGGTTAGGAACTGCACGCAGTCGTCGGCGGTGATCCCCCAGGCGGCAATGTAGGCGCGGATGTCTTCGAGATAGGGCTTCGAGCGCTTTAGGCGCTTGCCGATGCGCCGTTTCAACTGCGCATAGCTCGGCCCGCCGTTCGTTTTGCTGAAGCGGCTGTAGACCTCCTCGTTGCCGACAAGGGCGATGCCGCACTGGTAGATGTCCATGAAGTGGCGGAGCTGGTTAATGGCATCATCGACGAGGTTCTGCGCTTCGTCGACAATCAGGAGCGTGCCACCGCCCATCCGCATGAGCTTCGCGCCGATCGCGCGTGTAAGCTTGGCCGGGTTCAGCTCGCGGACGTCCAGTTCGGCGGCGAGTTCGACGAGCATGCCGTGCACGGTTCTCGTATGGGGGCTGATCGTGGCGTGAAAGACATGCGGCCTGGTCGCGGCATACCGGCGGCATGCGGCGGTCTTGCCCATGCCGGCCCCGATGGTGATCATCACCATATCGGCCGTCATCTGCGCCCAGTGGAGCGTGTCGAAGATTTCCAGCCCGATCTTCGTCGTGAGATAGTCAGGCGACTGAGGAATTGTCGCGGCAAGGCTCGCGCCTTCCTCAAACGCTTCCAGCCAGTTGCGCATCAGCCGGTTAAAGGGTTCGAGCCGGCCGATATAGCTGCCGGAAAACCATTGGCTGAAGGTACCTTCCTTCATGCCGGCCCGGCGCTGCACCTCGGCCTTGTTGAAGCCGTTCGCCGTTGCGATCTCAATGACGCGCGCGGTTAGACGCCGCCATTCTTCGACGTCCTCCGGCGAATGCTTCGCAATGAAGTCCCGCGTAGGCGTCGGCCGGTCCCAGGTGCTTCCGGCTGCGGGGCTTGTAGTCACATGTGTATTCATTCAAAAGGTTCCTCGTGTGTTGCCCTTTTGGGCTGACTGGTGGGCGGGACCTTCACTCCCGCCCTATCTTTTTGTCGGAACCGCACTCTGTACATTTCGGTTCATGCTGACGGCCGGACGCACTACCTTTCGGCCGTATCCCCTTTCGGGAATGAGATGATCGAGGCACCGCCCGACACACGGGAAAGCGCCTTCGAGAAACTGTCGGAAAATTCCTCCTCGCTGATCGCCTCTGCGGGCGCTGCAGCGAGGTTGCCGGTAAAGATGCGGGTGACCGCAGGGCGCATCGGTTCGGGCCGCTCCTCGGCCTTGCGGCCTTTTTCGAGGATCGCACCGAGTTCCATCGGTGAGAGCTTGCGGTGCGCTTTCGCGAGGGCGGCATTCGCCTTGCGGTATTCCGCCCTATTGCGGGCGTGGATACGGGCTGCATCCTGATTGTCGAAGCCGGTGTCGGCGATGCACTCGGCGTCGCAGATGAAGCGATTGTTGAGGTCGTAGACTTTGATGGGCTTCGTCAGATGATCCGGATCGAAGCGGATCGTTATCTGCTTGCCCATGTACTGGTTGAGTTCGCGGCTCCAGTAGCGGTTGCCCATGAAGTGGATTTCGCCGCTGCCCTTCTGTGTCTTGATCGCCTCAGAGGCGAGCAGCCACAGGAAACGCTGCGCCTCGGTCGCGTGGCGGACGATCGTCGTCGGCCGGCGCATGCTCTCAGCGAAGGTCTCGTCGAAGCTCTTGCCCTTCGCGGTCTCGGCCCTGCGGCCGGTGCGCGCATTGTGCTCGGCCACCTGTTGTGCGACCAGCCGCTTCAGGTCCTCGATATCGATGGCCGTCTCGGCATAGTTTTCTGGCTTGGCGTTCGGGTTCTTGCCGGTATAGGCGCCCGAGCACAGCGGATGCCTCGAGACGTTTTCGGCGAAGTCGCCCCAGGCACGTTCGACCGGCTTCGACTGACCGGAATGCGGCAGCACGAAATGCGGCTCGATCTTCAAGGCGGTCAGCAGGCCCTCCGGATCCTCGGGCCGGACTTTGAAACGATACCGGGTGCGCGCGCCGCCGGAGATCTTCTTCGAGGCAAAGGCGCGACCGTTGTCGATGTACATGCGGTCGGGGATGCCGAACTGCTCGACCATGTCGCCGATGACCAGGCGGACGACCTCCCATGTTTCGGCTTCGGATAACCGCCATGCGAGGACCTTTCCAGAATAGAGGTCCTGGATGCCGACGAGATACATGCGGGTCGGCGTGTCGCGGCCCGGCAGGCGCACAAAGACATCCAGCTTATGGCCGTCCATGTTGACCGCCTGCATGGCGTAAAGGTGCGCACGGCTGCGGCGCTGGGCCGGATAGAGGGTTTTCGCCCGGTCCTTGCCCTCGCGCGTCAGGACCTGGATGGCCTTCGGGACATCAGCCTCGAGGCGGCGCCGGAGCGATCGCTCTGAGGGGATCGGCGACCAGCCGTGAAGGCGCGCCGCCTCCATCATGCGCCGGTAGCAAGCAGAGAAACCGGGCTTCTCCGGCCGCAGATAGTCGGACTTCAGGAAGTCCCAGGCATCCGGGTGGCACTCGGCAACTTGCGGAATTGCGCCATCGGCCGAAGGAGAGGCGGGAGACAGGGCCGCGAGCCAATCCTCGGGATCGGCGCCTTCCGTCGCTTTCCGCCATTCGTAGTAGGCGGATTTCTGGATGCCTGCGTCGAGGGTGGCGACGGCAATGGCGGCAGTTCTGTTCACGCCGCGATCACGCACGAGCTGCTCGACGCGATTGATGACCTTTAAGCGCTCCTCGCAGACCGCCTTCTGCGCCCTCGAGAGCGCGTTGAACCGCGACCAAAGGAGGTTCTTTCTGGCCCGCGCCTCCTCCCAAGTGGCCCCGCCGATCGTATGGCTCAGGCGGAGCTGCGCGGCCGGCGGCAACAGAGAGATGTGATACTCGAAGCCGCCGCCGCGTCCAGCACGCGGTCGGGCGTGCGGTGTCGACCGCCAGCCGTATTGCGCGATCATGAGTTCGATACCCTGGCGCGTCTGCGGAAGGTCCGGGAGGCGAGCCGCAGCGATCTCGGAGGACGTCAGCCATTCCTTGATGCCCGTCGTCATTTGCGTGGCCTCCGGATTGTGACCGGTCGGGATTTGAGCGTCCGCAATTCAGCGCGGATGGTCTCCTGCTCCTGCTGCAGGCGGGCGATTTCGGCGAGCCGGGCTTCATCGCCGATGAGCAAGGTTGCGCCTTGCTCGGATACCGCCTCGTCCCAAAGCCACATGGCGCCGGTCGCGTGCACAAACGCGGCGAAGCGCGGCAGGGTGATGTCGTGGCCTTCCTTGCTCTCGGCGGTGTAGGCATCCAACATCGCCTTGCTGATTGAAGGCAGGCCGAGATACTGCGCCATCCGCGCGGCGATGGTGGGCCGGTCGTAGGGGCACTCGCGGATGGCACGGGCCATCGCCCGCTTCATCTTGGAGCGATAACGATCGATGTCGATCCGCGCGACAGGCACGCGAACGGGGAAGAGCGGCTCAAGAAACAGGTCGAATTGTGTGGGATCGCGCTTCATTCCGCGGCCTCCAGGAACGAGAAGTCTTGGCTATCGCCGGCATAGGCGAGGAAGCGACGGCGGGTGTCCTCGTTGGCGGTTTTCCAAGCGGCGACAAGTTTGGCGTAAGCCGTCTCCTGCGGGTCGGGCTTCCGCGTGTCGCCCTTCAGAGAGCCGAGAGCCTTCTTCAGGTCCCGCTCTGTCTGGAGCACCTGTGCGATGCTCGCCTGCTCGGAAGGACCCTTTTTGGCCAGCTTCAGCAGCAGGGTCTGGTCGTCTTCGCCGCCCGTTCCGCGCAGTGCGCTGCGCAAGGCGGGGTGCAGGTTCAGGGCGATGCGGGTAACTTTCTTGTAGGTCGTGTCTCCGAACCCGAAGCGCTCTTGCACCCTGCGGGAAAGTTCGCGACCGCCGGCGAAAATAACAGGGCACTTGGTGCCGTGTTTCTTGGGCGGGCGTCCGCCCTTTGGGTTGATGATGCCGTGCTGCTCTTCCCAAAGCTCGCGAAACTTGGCGACGAAGATCGCTCGGTCGAGTGCTGAAAGCTCGTTGCGGAAGAGGTTCTCGCTAAGCTCGAGGAGCTGGGCCTCGACGGCATCGGCCGAGACCACGATGGCGTCCAGTTCTGCCCGGCCGTTGATTATGGCGGCCCGAGTGCGGTGCCCCCCGGCGACAAGCGTCAGCGGGGTCTTGCCCTTGTTGGCTGCGGGCGTCCGCCGGACCATGATCGGGCTGATCTGGCCTCGCTCGGCCATTGATGCAGCGATGGCCTGGGCATGATCCTCGTCGATCGGACGGGCTCGCTCTCCGATGTGGATGTCTGAAATTTTCGCGCGGATGAACTCAGCCATTATGCTGCTGCCTTCCTCAACTGGTGCATGAAGATGTCCTTTGCCTTCGCGGCCATGCGGGCGTAGGCCTTGGCGAAAATCGGGCAGCCGAGCCGTTCGTCGATCTTGCCAATGGCAAAGGAAATGGAGGTGCGCTGGCGCGCCTGGATCTTGACGATGCGTCGACGAGGGACGCCAAACTCGACGTGGAGAATGTAGATGGCGACCTGCCGCGCGAGGGCCGCGTCAAACAGGTCGTGAGGAGGCGAGATGATGTCCGGCACGGCGATGTGCGAGAAGTGTGCCTGGACCGCCTTGTAGCAGCAGGCCAGCATCACTTGTAGCCGCTGATGTTCGTCATAGGGGTTCAGCATGACGCGTTCACCAGGGCGATGATCGCGGCGACGAGGCCTCCCAGCGCTACGCTGAACAAAAGCGCTGTTTGGGCCGCACTACAGAAAGGCGATCGGGACGGAATGAAGGGGTTTTCCATGTCTAGACCCCCGCGGCTTTTTGGCGTTGCCGCATGGTCGGCGGCCGCTCATAGTTCTCACGCGGCTGAGGGGATCGGCGCTGACCGGAGGGCCGGTAACGGCTTGGCCACAACAGGTGGGCCTTTGTACCGAGAGCAGCGGCGATCGCCCGCTCGCCTGCCGCGTTGGGCTCGCGGAGCGTCGTTCCAGCGGTCCCACGCGGCAGGGTGTAACGGCGATCGATGTCGTAGAGTGAGAGACCGGCGAGGATGAGCTTGTGCTTGATCGCGGCAAACTCCTCCAACTTTTCGGTAGAATCGTCGTGCGGCTTGTCCGTCCTTAGTGGGCGGTGCAT